TTCGCAATTGCATCTTTAGCGTAAACAGAAGCTTTGGCACCAACAGGACGACCTCTTTCTGTTGGAGTAGTTGTCTTTTTCATTGGAGGCTTTGTTCCTCCACTAGTTGGAACTTCTGGCATAGCTGGAGGAATAACAGGAACGCCGCCAACGATTGGATTGTAATACCCCTTCTTTCTTTCTTCGACGAATTTTTGTTGAGCAATACCTAATTCTTCTTGAGTTGGATATATACCTGTTTCGATAACCTTCAAACCTTCTTCTGGTGGCAATATTCCAAGTTCCATCATGCGAGTTACAACGCGATTAAATTGTGTTTCATCTTTGATAGAAACTTCTTCAAACTTAGCAATTGGACACTTACCTTTAAATCCTAGATTACGGAATATCAATTCCATTTCAGGTTGCAAGAAATCATTCAAGAAAGCTTTTCTAGCTTCTTTTAGTCTTTCAAAGAATACCTGAGCTTTTACTGTAGTATTAGCAAACTTTTCAGATCCGATAAGAATATTTTGTAATCCTTCTTTGATGTCTTCGTTTACTACCTTGTACTTTTCATATCCCAAAACTTTATTCATGTCAGGAATAATGAATTCAGCTTTTGTTGTATAATCAGCAACTAAAACGCGACCAACAGACTGATTGCTTAAAAGACTTTGCATGGCTTTTATATTTTTATGGTTAATGCCGCCTTTAGCTGGCTCAGTTCCCATAGTTATCAACAAGATGACGTTCTCAATTGTGCGGCAAATAGCTTGATCAATCTTTTTCATTTCCATTTTAAAATTGATATCATCAAGAACCGCGAAACCAAATGGTACTGCAAATGGCTCATAGTCTTGTTTCTTATAAAAAGAATAAATAATATCAGTAGGATTCAATTGAATCTTTAAGCCATCTCTAGCCCATTGTCCTAATCTGATTTTTTCTTTTGTTTCATCATCTAGACTTTCAAAAACAGTTTTATCATGTTCGTTTTTAGGTGATCTTAGTCTTTCCAATTCATATTCAGAAAGTATTTTCTGATAAACAACTTGATGCCAAGAACTTGTATGATTTGTTGTTAGATAAAATGGATTGAGTAGTATATATTGAACAGGAACTAAGTTCTTTACATCGTATGGTGTTGGATAGTTATACAATTTAATATCTGTGTTATACGAAGATCCATCATATGAAGCATATGTTTCCAAAAGCTTTTGGAAGTCGTCGATTTCAAACTTAGCGTTGATCTTATAAAAGAACACGTTACCACTACGATAGTATTCGCGGAAGTATTGATCTTTTACGTTCCACATTCTTGTATACTTCATCCACTTGGTGAAGAAGTCTTTAGCTTTTTGACTTCCACCTTCTAAATAAATTTCGGCGTTAGCAAATTCAGACATGATATCAACTGCATTTCTGAAAATAGCTACGTTGGCATAAGCTTTCTGACATAATTCGATAGCATCGCGGATATTGTATCCATTAATAGACATTTCAAATGGCAACATGCCTTCTCTGATGTTGCCATATTTATATATCTTTGGTCCTATATAAGCTAGATTTCTACGAAGATTAGTTGTTTCGCCAGTTCCAGTTCTTTCGTATGTGGAAGCTGTGCTTTGCTCGTAAAACGGGTCGCCAACAAGCGAAGGCTCTGAGTAGTCCTTTAATAAAGCGTCCAAAGGCGCTGATTGATTCTCGTCTGCCTTTGAAAACTTACTCCAATAATCTGATCTTTTATTATATTTGCGACTCATGTTAATAATAGTTACACATTGTAACTTTGAAAGTGACTTTTTAACTTTAAGCTATGAACATAGGCTCAAAAGTTTCTGTAATATCATCAACCTGAGTATTACCCATATCAAAATATATCTTACAAAGCCAATTACCTAATACTAATGCTGAATAACTATCTTTTCTAGGTTTATCTGGACCAGATTTACGTTTAAGATTAGCTGGAAGATCGAAATTTTGCATACCTTGAGCAGAAGTTGTTATTTGTATAAGAGCGCATTCTGTTTTTGTAAGCATAATCATATCTGATAAATGTTCTACAAAGTCAATCATTTTAGCTTCTTCATTTTCTTTTTCACTATCTAAAGCGTTAGAGAATTTGAGATCACTAATGCCAATATGTTTTTTAGTTTGGCTTCTGAAGTTGTCATCAATAGTTCTGCTGGCGAAATATGTGCGACGATGATCAAAGTTTGCTTGCAGCAACTCGTTAGCCAAACGTATCCAACCAGAAGTTGGCTTTCTCAAGAATACATATTTATAATCTGATTTATTATATTCACTTTTTGCAGCATAAAGATTCTGAGCATACTCTTCTGGACGCTCAAATTCTGTTGTTATTGATTTCAAACTAATCTTAGCGTCTTTGAATAGTTCACTTTCATTGCAAGAATTCATAAACTGAACACCACCGTTATAGTCCATACAAATTCCTACTACATTGAAGTTTTGTAATAGATATAAGAAGTATTTAATATGATCTTTTAACGCAGATCCTGAAAGAGCATAAGAATGTACTAATGTATTGATTTGTTTTTCTCTATTAATCTTTAATACTTGAATGGCGAAATCATCTGATGATTCCGTCTCTGACCAAGAAGGATCAACCGCTAATATATATTCATCTTCTGGATTTCCAACAACTTCAACAGCAGGTAATTCACCATCTGGTACTGTACACAAAGCCATCTTAGAGATTTTAAAATATCCAGAACTATCATCACTAAATTGTGCGCCAAATTCTCGCAAGAATTGCGACTCACTCATTGTAGCTTTAGCTTGATTGATTAGATTTTGATCGTATAGTTGGACTGGAGCGCAATCATAAGAAAACTGCATGATGCAACGCTTTGTTTTTTCATTGTTTTTAGGATTAAATATTAAGTTATCATATTGCTCATATAACTTATATAAATATTCAAATTTAAAAGACGCAGAAGACAATGCAATCAATTTATTATTAGGCCATATATATCTATCGTTCTCAGTCATCTCTCCTTTGGCAATTAGTTGCGTTTCTAAGTTATACAACTCTTCTCGCTGAGTTGGATTTTGTACAACAGATAAGAATGGTACAATAACTTCATTATAAATACGCTCAGGCATCAATAAAAACTCGTCAATAATAATACGATGAAAGCGAAATCCACGCAGTTTTTCACCATCACCTAATGGCAATGCACGAATGCGACTTTTACCAATCTCCATTACCCATTCGTCATTAGACTTGGATATTTTTGTGATGCATTGTTTTAAAAGATAAGCTTCTGGTTTGGCAGCAATATCTTCTATCTTTTTAAAAATCATTTTTGACTGACGAAATGAGCGCGATAAAATACCTGTCTCAACGCCCTGATTTAAAATTGCATCAAGTATTGCATATATGCCAGTGGTATAAGATTTACTCATACCACGCGACCATACTCCTAAAAAATAATCGCTTTCCAACATGCCTTTGATAGCCATATGCTGGAAAGGAAATAATTTGACTCCAGTTATTAGATCTGTAGCGAAAGTAGTATTGTTGCGAAGAAATTGATAAAACAATAACTTCGCTTCTCGCTCTTCTAAATAACCAGAAATCTTCGCTAACTCCTCATTGGAAATGAGCTGCGATTTCCTTGGTACTTGGTTGCCTGTTTCCCAACTCATTGTCTAAAAAGTATTGAATATCTACTTGCCACAGTGACTTACCATGATACAACAATCTAGGTATAATATCTAAAGATTTATTTCTACTGCCTGTAAATATAAATTGTATATGTCTAGGATATTTATGACATAAGTTACGCATATTATGAAAAACGTATTCTAAATTTGTTTTTCTATTATACTTCTTTTGATTGAAAAGAATTGTATTAATATTACTTTCTACAACCACGAATAAATAACAATCAAGTTCGACAGCTTTTATTAATTCTCTTTCAAATCGTTCAACTCCCGAAGCCATCGTTCCTAAAAAGTCAGATTCACTTTTTCTATCCACGAATGTATTAGTAAAATATTTTTTATCCGCTATTAGATAATCGCCAACAAAGATTTTTTCTACCTTTGATTTAGGAAATTCCAAAGGATCTTGTTCTCTTGTATCCACAAGAATTGGTAGATGCGAAACATTAGTATTCTTAAAAGCTTCTGGTAAATTTTTATTATATAAAGGTTCAATATTCAATAACTTACAGGCTGAAGTATAAGAATTAAAATGTTTCTTATAAACATTTAAACTAGGCATGTGTAAAGTTATCAATTCATTATGAAACGGCGCAAAATGATATTGTTTTTCATCAACTCTCTTCTTTAGAATTTCTAAACATTTAGTCTTAACAGTTTCTTCGTTTTCTGACTTTTCCCACTTAAGAAATTCGCTATAATCAATAAATTCTGTTTCAAAATATTGTTTTTTATTTTTAAATGGTATTTGCTGCCTATAATATAAAGAATGTCTAGGATAATATTTGCAATAATACTCAGCTTGATAAAGATTATGTTTTTTTAAATGAGCATGAAAAGACTTATCATTTGTGAAAGACTCGCTACAGATTTTACACTGAATCATATAGCATCTTCTTTAGAAATTCCCAAAATTCTAGCTTTCCATGCAGACATATTTTCTAAACGTTCAGCTTCTTCCTTGATTGTGCGCTTTTGCATATCTGCAATTTGAATCATCATTTTGCGTTCTTGTTCGTCTTGGAATAATTCTACAAGATTTAGAATAGAAGCATTCTTTTGATGAGTCTGCTCGACTCTTTTCGAGCGTTCGCCATTTAGTTTTTGGATACTCTTGTCGATACGACCAGCACATTGATTATACTCTTCTGAAATAGTCTTCAACACTTCGGTTAAACGCATTGTAAAATCTTTTTGATCCTGCGTTTCATTAAACATGTCGTTGATTTTATTCTTCTTAATATCAATTTGGCGCAGATTGATATAATCCATGCAAACATTGATGTATAAATTTATTTCATCAACTGTTAGATCAGGCTTGTCCCAAACTGAACGAACAAACTCAGCTTCAAATAACTCTTTGTCTGTAGAGCTATTATAAGAATCATAATTACCAACAAATCTGGGACTTGATAAATAAGTTAATAATTTTTCCATGCATTTTCTGTGCTGCAAAGAAAGTTTTTCTTCTGATATGTTTTGTCCTGCCCATTTATTTACTTTATTAATTACTGTTTTAATGGAACGAGGAACAGAATATTTATCTCCCACTCCAGACTCGTTATCGACAAGAAAATCAGGATATTTTTCTTTTATATATTTTTGAACGGCTCTATATTCTGGAGTAATAAATATATTTATATTTTCTAATCCAACAAATTTCTCATGAAATATTAATTCTGTTACTTGTCTGGGGGTAATTCCTGTTTTTATGTTTTGATCAATAAATTCACAGTTTTCTTTTGATAGTATTTCTATCGTTTGGGTAGGCTTGGGTTTTTCTTGTTTCTTTGTGAATCCAGTTGTGATTAAAAAATCTCTAACCGCTTTTGCTTCTTTAGATCTACCTGTTAGATCTTCTTTATTAAAAACTAGATTAGCCAACACAACATAATCTTGTGTTCCTTCGTTTATTTTTCTTAGAATAAATGCTTTGTTTTCGTCAGTTAACATATTAAGAAGAAAATAGATCGTTATCTTTCAGTAAATTCTGTGCTTTAATATACAGCATTTTTTTTAAATTTTTTATTTGTTTGTAGCCAGCTTTTCTGCCTTTTTCACTAGTTTTAAATCGTAAGATTTTTGCTACTTGATCGTCTGTTAGATTATCAATAAAAAACATTTTATAAACAAAAAAATGTTTATCGCTTAAATTAGTTTTCATTAAATCGTGCAACTTATTCTCAGCGCTTTTATAATCATAACTCGCGCTAGATTCAAAGTTCATAAAATAATTCTTATGATTTTCTAAGCTAACTGTTATTTTAACAT